CAGGGAGTCCGCTAATGACCCCCATGATCATCATCGCCCCGCCCGGATGTCGGAGGGTCAACGTATGGCTGTTGATGTCTACCAGGCCATACGGCGTGACTACCTGATAGCCGTCGGGTCCGATTCTGGTGTATACACCCGCACCGTCGGAGGTGTTGTCGGCAGTGGTGTAGCTCGTAATGCTTCCATCCGACTTCACGACTACCCGGCCTTGGCTCGTGCCGTTGGCACCGGCCGCGTAGAGGGCCGTCTCGCCGTCACCAAGAAGGCCGTAAATGTCGGTCGATCGCAGGTCCCTCGACGAGTAGACGACGCGGCGATCGGAGCGGTTCAGGGTGAGGGCCTGGGCTGCGGCCACGCCGGGCTGGGCCTTCGGCGGGCGGCTCGCGAAGCCCACGTGCTGCATCCACTCGCCGTCGGTGCCCTCGACATCGCCCGTGATGACGTCGCCGGTCTGCGCGAGGATCGCCCCGTTGTCGGCGAGGGTCGTGCCGAGCACGTCGATCCCCACGTCGATCTCGGAACCTCGTAGAGGGGCGACCATCAGCGGGGCCCCATGCGGTAGGTCCGACCGTCCGCCGTGCGGACCTCGAACGATGCCGGGCCGAGCGCGATCTTGGTCGGCTTCACCTCCTCGTCGGGGATCGTCCGCTGGTCGCGGCCGTCGGCGGTCTCGTAGATGGTCCGCTCGTGGCCGTCGGACCCCATGATCTTCACCTTCGTCGTGCGCTTCTTGGGCATGCTCAGCTCCCCGTTAGGTCCAGCGTCCAGCGCCGGATCAGGTTCAATGACGTCGTGGTGCCGGTCCCCCGGCTCTTGGCGAAGGTCCGTTCGAGGACCCACATCGGCTCGTGCAGGCCGAGCACGTCGTCCTCGAAGTCGATGAGGGTGCCGACCGCGTAGGGGGCTCCGGCCTGGGTGTGGCCGTAGACCGTCGCGGTGACGCTCGTGCTCGTCTTCTGCCTGTTGGCGAGTTCCCTGCGCACGTAGGACTGGAGCTGCGCCAGCGTGCGGCTCTCGTCGTCCACGAGGTAGAGGGCCGTGCAGAGGCCGTGGCGGGGGGGCTTCGCCAGCGCAATTAGCTGCTGCCGGAGGGGGAGGAGCTGTGCCTCGGGCCACCTGCCGAGGGCATCGGCGACCGAGGGGAGGAGCTGCCCGAGTTCATCGAGCCCGGTCAGCTCGTTGATCGCGGCGACCTTCATCCGGCCACGGGCGAAGATGCCGCCGCCGCCCGAGCCCTGGGCGATGATGATGCTCGGTTGGTGGACCGTCGATCGCTGGATCGACGCCTCCGTGTAGGAGCACACGCCGTTCCTCGTGTGCACGAGGCGGTGCGTCGGAGTGCTGTTCCAGTTCGGCCCGGAGACGATCACCGTGTCGCCGAGGGCATCGACCCTCAACGTGAGCCCGAGCCGCTTGATGACCCGGAGGCAGAACTCCACGGCCCCCTCGCCAAAATGGGGCTGCATCTCCGTGAGCTGGAGCGCGTGGAGCCCCGGGGCCGTCGGATCGACCAGCTCCGTGACGGTGCTCGACGTCATCGTGGGGGTCGACTCGATCGTCGTCTTGAGGACGCTGAACTTGTAGGAGGCGACCTCGACGACCTTCGAGGACTGCCGGGCGCGGTCCTTGTTGATCCCGCTCTGGATGTTCCGGTTGGCGTCGTCGCTGCCGGTGAACTTCACGAACCCGTACGGGCCGAGCACCACGGCCACGAGGTCGAGGCACGTCATCGAGGGGACGATGCGGATCTTGGGGTCGACGCAGCCGTCGACCGCGGGGGCGAGCGTGTCGCGGCCCTGCACCTGGAGGACCGTGCCGCCGTCCCTCGACGTGCGTACCGACGTGCGGTCGATGTAGCCGGTGAGCTGGGGGCACCCCGCCACGAAGATGCGGATCTTGGTGCCGGGGAGCAGCTTGTCGGCGGGGAGCAGCTCCACCCCTTCGCCCCCGAGCACGACCGTCCATTCGTCGGTCGGCGTCGTGAACGAGGACGTGATCGAGTACGAGAGCCAGCCCCGGAGGGTCTCGCCTGTATCGAGGAGCAGTAGCTCTACGTCGTCGCTATCGACGCTGATGCCGTCGAGGAGGGCCGCCACGACATAGGCGCGGCGACAAGAGGATCAGGCGGCGGCGTAGTACCGCACGGCCGTCCGCTCGGGGATCGTCGGCTGCTTCACCAGCTCGGAGTTCAATCGCACGAGGTCGGTGATCGGCGTCCGTAGCTGCATCGTCAGCGCCGAGAGGGTCGTCGTACGGGGAACTACGTAGAACCGCACGATCCGCTTCGTGAGCAGGGTGGCCTGCACGTCACGCACGGCGGATTCGAGGCGGTTCGCCGCGATCATCGCGTTCGCCCTGGAGGTCGAGGTCATGCGGCTGAGGGAGTCACGCACCTGCTGGATCGACGCGAATACCCGGGTGAACTTCGCCGAGGTCTGCGCCGCCACCAGGCCCGCTGTGTCGGCCACGGCGGTGATCGAGCCGACGAGATCGGTGAGGGTGCCCGCCTTGGGGGTCAACGAACCGGCCTTGAGCCGCTGCTCCAATTCGACGGTCGCCAGGCTCTTGTCGAGCCCCTTCGCCGCCGCCGTCATCGCCGAGACCGGGGCCGCCTGGGTGAGCGGGTCCTGGTCGTCGTTCGCCACCGTCCAAGAGAGATCGAGGTCCTCGCCGTCACGAGCCGTGGCCGCGAGGGTGCTCTTGCACGATTGGACCTTGGCCCTCACGGAGCCGAGGCTCGGGTGCACGAGGTCGCCGGTCGATCGATCGGCGCACGCCCGCACGAACGACCGGAACGCCTGCGGGTAGAGCGTGCCCGCCTGCCACTTCTCGGCCGGGCCCGGGTAGATGTTGTTGCGGAAGAGGGCCTTGGCCGTGATGACGAGGGGGTTGCGGCCGGTGCCCTCGGGGTTGCCGCCGTCCACGTCGGGGCTCTTGTGCACCGGCAAATCGTGGCTGAACTCGAACGTCACGTTCGAGGTCGGGAAGCTGATCCCGCGCCACGACATCGGGAGGAGCTTGCTGAGGTCGTCGCTCATGGCGTCACCCGGTAGGGGTCGGAGTAGGGCGTGTTCCGGGGCAGGGGGTCCTTGGTGATGTCGAAATTGTCGAGCTTTTTGGCGAAGCGGCCGGCCGCGGCGTCGGCGTCGAGGAACCCCTGAAGGGCTGCGGGGTTCGCCGGCATCGTGTCGCTCGTGGGCGTGGGCTTCGCGCCCGAGATGATCGGGTTGAGCCGGACGCCGTTGCCGACCTCGTGAGCCAGGCGGGCGTGCCGCATGTGCGCGGGGACGCCCGCGTCCTTCTCGGCGCTGGCCCGGGCCCACTTGTCGACGTCCTCGACGGGCGCCTTGAGCGGGTGCGCGATGAGCGTGTCCCAGACCTTGTCGGCGTCCGCGTCGGTGACGCCGGTGCCCGGGATCATCGCCAGGACCTTGGCGATGCCGTAGGCGAGCAGCGAGAACGGCGAGATCAACAGGGCGGCGTACGCCTTGAGGACGTCGAAGATCACGATCACCGCACGGATGCTGGGGACGATGAGGTCGAGCAGCCCCGTGCTCTCCCCGAGGGAGTCGCCCCACGGGAGGATGTAGTCGTCGATGAGGGTCTCGATCTCGGGCTCCAGAGCGACAAGCGCAGCGATCACTTTCTCGGCCGCGGGCACGAGCGGGAGCAGCGAGTCCTTGAGCTTCGCCACGGCCATGTTGAGCTGCTGCTCGGGGGTCTGCGACGTGCGGTTGGCCCCCTCGTCGATGATGCTGCGGGAGGCTCCGGCCTCGGGCGTGATCAGCCCCTTCACGAAGTCCTGGACGGTCTTCTCGCCGGAGCCCTTCTTGGCGGCCTCGGCCTCGCGCCACATGTTCATCATGGGCTCAAGGAAGCGCGTAGCCGGGTCGGAGAACTCCATGGCCTTGAGGCGCTGGGAGCTACCGCCCATCCGGGTGACGAACGACGCCAACACGGTATCAGGGCTCTTGATCTGGTCGGTGGCCGCGTCGACCGACTTGGCCCTATCGTGCTTGCGGAGATCCTCGAATAGTGTCCTCATGCCGACTGCCGCCTCAGCGGGCGACGCGGCGAACTTGGACCCATACGCCAACAGACCAACAGACGCGAGGTGGGCCTGGGCCTTATCCCCCCCAAGTAGCTCGGCGGAGGAGGTGGCCTCGCCCTGGAGGTTTGCAAGGGCGCCGAAGCTGATCCCGGACTGCTTCCCCAGGATCTTCCCGGCGTAGGCGTTCACGAGCCCCTCGAACGTCCGATCGTCGAGGCCGGAGAGCTTGGACCGCTCCAACCCCAAGAAGCTCGACGCCACGTCGGCGGGCACGCCGTACGCCTTGCTCAGGCCCAGCGACATCTTCGTCACCTGCATGGCCTTCGTGATGTCGCCGAACTTGTCGATCGCGTTGCTGAGCACCGCCATCGTCTCGGTGGGGTCCATCCCGAACTGGAGGGCCATGGCCCTGTTCGCCCCCTGGATCTCGGCGCCGCTCTTCTCGCCGCCGGTCTTGTTCGACATCTGCTGCGCGCGCGTCTGGAGGGCCAGCTCGGGCCGGATGACCTCGTGGAGGACCCACGAACCGAACTGCTTCAAGGCGTCGGCCGCCATGTCGATGGCCCCCTTGAGAACCATGACGCCGCCCATGGCTGCGCCGAAGCCGGCACCACCACGGAGACCCCCCATGAACTCGCCGCCCGCAGATCCGCCGAACGCCGAACCGATCGATCGGTTCAATCGCTGCTGATGCTGCTGGTGTTCACGAGCTGCACGACGACCCTCTCGGATCTCGGCGTCGGCCTTGCGCTTGGCCGATCTTTCCGCGTCCTTCTCGGCCTTGGTGTTGGCCCTCTGCTCGGCCTTGACCCTCTGGTCGGCCGCCTTCTCGGCGGACTTCGCCGCCCTGGCGTCGGCCTTCTCCTTCGCCTGGGCGGCCTTCTCCGCGGCCCTGGAGGCACGATCGGCGGCCTTCTCGTCCTCGGTCTTGCCCCCACGGCCGCCCAGGCCCCCCTTCATCCGGGCGAGGCGCTTCTCCAGGTCGGCGGCACGACGTTCGATCGTGCTGAACGCGTCGAGGACATCGCTCACGCCCTGAGCGCCAAATACGACGTTGACGGGCGGGAGAGTGTACTCACTCACGGACGATCCTTACGTACGGCGGGATAGCGGATGTAGTCGGGGGCGTTGGCAGAGACCGGAATCAGATCGCCTCGCCGTATGGGCTGCTCTCCGTCGTCTCCATCTCCATCTCCGTCTCGCTGCTCTGCGACCCATCGTCTGGCTGCGAGGTGGGCGAGGAGTTGGCAGTCGGTGAGCTGAGAGCCCGACGTGCCAAAGAAGTGATTAGGGTGCTCACTGCCCCCCAAGAGAGAAAAGGGAGGAGGAACTTTTTCCCGCCCGTCGTGAGCTTCTCGATCCAAGCGTCTACTTCCTCTTCGGAGAGGTCGTGGATCACCGGGCCGAGGTCGGCTTGCACCATGAGGTACTCGCCCATCATCACGCCGACCTCATCGACGGTGAGGTGGCGGGTGATGTCCTCGCGCGCGCGGAAGAACGGCTTCGTGATGTCGTTCGCCATGCGGGCCGAGCGCGAGAGGATCTCGACGGAGGCGCAGTTGTTGTGCAGGTCGGAGGCGCCCTTCGAGGTGGCGTACAGCTCGGGCCGTTCGCTGCCCTTCTTGGGGTCGTCCCGCAGTAGGCGTCGGGTCTCCCGTTCGGCGGCGGCAGCAGCAGCCACGACCTCCGCCTGGGTGAGGACGCACATCGCCACGTCGCAGATCGGCTCGTCCGATCCGGCCCGCTTGCGCGGGAACGGAACGAGCCGATGCGGACGCGGGGCCGAGGTGATCTCGGCCCAGAGTTGCTCGGACGTGATGTCGGTCGGTAGGCTCACGCTCTACTGCTTCGACAAGAGGGTTAGTTGCTGGTCTCTCGTTCGCGCTTGGCGAGGCGTGTAGCTCGACCTTTCGCGATGCTCTCCGGGCGTGCCTTGCGTCCCGTGTTTGCGCGTATCTGGGCCTCACGTGCCTGCGGCGAGAACCCCTGCACCTTCCCGCGTTCACGCATCTTCTCGACGTGTTCGGGAGAGAGCTTGACCCCACGATGTGCGGCGGCGATCTTCTCCCGGACCTCGGCAGGGCGTGGGCGGCCCTTGAGGGCCATGCTCAACTTGGCTCTGTGCTCTGGGGAGATAACCTTCCCGCGGTGAGCTGCGGCCACCTTTGCGGCACGCTCGGGAGTGTGTTTGCGCCCTCGGAGTTTGGCAGCGATCCGTTCGCGGGTCTCGGGGGGCAACGTCCATCCTCCCCGTCCACCCTCCCTAAGGTTGTACCCGTATCCCGGGAGGTCCGAACGGAGATAGTCCACCCACCACTCCTCGAACCAGTACGCTTCTCCCTCTGAGTCGAACCACTCCAAAACGTCAAACCGGAAGTTCTCGATCCCGTACTTCCGCATCGCGGCGTGTAGGACTTTGAACTCCCGGTGATCTGGCCCACGTCTAGCGACGTGTCGATGCCGCTTCCATCGAGCGTCAGGGTTGACTGACTTCCCGACGTAGAACTTCCCGTTGACGGTGTTGAGAATGAGGTACACAGCGGCATGGCGTTCCATGCCATACCGCTGCGATAAGAGGGTTAGCTACTCCCAGTTCGACATGCGAGCCCATGCGCTCGCGGTGACGCCGCTATCCTGGTTCACACCGGCGGAGAAGTTGTCCTCGTGGATGATCGCCGACGTCGAGAGCGTGCGCCCCGCCGCGAAGATCGTGAGGTCCACGGGGACCAGGGCGTCGACGAAGAACTGCCCTGCATCCAGCTCGAAGTCGGCCGAGGGCACCTTGCTCTCGATGCTGATCTCCATGACGGCGGCGCCGGGCGTGACGCCAGCGAACCCCCACCCGAGGGTGGAGACCATCTGGGCGTTCGTCTTGCGATCGACCTTCACGGTGGCGGCCTCGGCGAGGCACTTGCCGCGGAGGTAGACGGTGGCGTTGGTGTAGATCTTGAGGGCCATTTCACGCCACCTGGTCCAGTTCGAGGCCGACCTGATCGAGCACGTCGATGGTCTGGATGGGGATGCGGCCGGTCATGCGGGTGCGGGCCACGAGGGACCGCTGCACGACGATGGACGCCTTGATCACGGCGGCGTTCTGCACGAGGCCGTTGTCGTCGTAGACGCCCACGAGCTGGCTCGCGGCGGCCTTGATCTGCCGGGGCGTGACGACGCCGGGTGCCGGTAGGTCGTTCGGCCCGGGGTCGTCGCCGATGGCCGCGTCCACGAGGAGCGGGGCAACCTTCGCAGCGAGATCGTCTGCGTAATTGTCCATCACCGTGACCTTGTGGCTGTCGCGGATCCTGTAGTCCTGGGTCGCCCCGTTGAGGCTCCGGGACGTGATGCGCTTCACCAGGTAGGCGGAGCCGTTGCTACGGCTTGCGATCGGCGTGACGCCGTTCTGGAGGGCCGCGAGGATCTGCGGGCGGGTAGGGGCCGTGCCCTTGCGGGGCGCACGGATGGCCCACGACTCCGACGAGGCGTCGCCGTAGAAGTTGAAGTTCAGGCGCGGACGGGGCTGCGCCTCGTAGAGGGCGTAGATGCCCGCCATGTGCGCGGCGATCTCGGCCGGGGTGAGGTCGCTGTCGGCCTGCCACACCAGCTCGGCCCTCACGGCGTTCATGTTCACGCCGGTTGCCAGCGTGATCGCAGACGAGCCCGTCGTGTCGTTCGCACCCGCGAAGACCCTCTGGCGGATGCCGATCGTCGGGGCTGCGTTCGCGGTCGCCTGCGTGACGACGAGGCCGATGTTCGTCGCGTCCTCGAACGCAAGCGCCTGGTAGTAGAAGCGCTTGGCGGTGATGGCCGCGAGGGCGTTGGTCGCCACGTCCGCCGTGGTGCCGCCCGTGAGGGCCGTGGGGATCGTCGGGCTCACCGTCGTGGTGAACGAGCCGATCGCCTGGGCGGAGATGCGGAGGGAGTTGCCCCTCGGACCCTTCTGGCGTGCCGTGATCGTCACCACGTTGGTCGCGACCGAGGCCGTGACGGGCCACTTCGACTGCGTGTTGACCGCAGCGGCGATGTTCGTGGCGATCGCCGTCTGGAGGTCACCCGAGGTGACGGAGACGTCCATCGAGCGATCCCCAACCCAGACGCGGATGGCGCCGTTGGCGCTCGCCGTACCCGTGATGGTGATCGTGCCGGTCGCCTGAGCACCCGCGGATTCCGCGACGGCGATCATGTAGAGCGGCGTGACCTTGTTCACGAAGACGAAACGGACCCACTGCATGTGCAGCTCGGAACCGCTGCCGAACAGGCCGATGACGTCGGCTTCGGTGCTGAAGTCGGACGGTCCGTAGACGGTCTCGACCGTCGCCGACCCCGTGGAGAGCTTGTTTC